GGCTCGGGTCTGCTGATCATGGCAGACCAAGAGTCATTAGTCGCCCCCACCCTTACGGGTGTCCTGCTAGCAGCAGGTTGACTAATGGGTTCACTACGTGAGTAGTGACTTCCGCGTGCGTGTGAGTTTCCCCACCTCAACACAACAAAACGTACCTATGCTGGTTCAGTTTATCCAGCTACCTTCTACACTTTTCAGTGATAGGGGTCCGTGGTGTTTACGCAAACAGAGTGCTAGTCCGGTTCATCGTCTCCTACGGGCAGAAGACGCATCAGACCAGCCGCCATCTGGCTCGTCCAGGTGACAATCCATCTCAGACAAGAGGGCTCGCGCCTTCTCGTCCCAATCCACCACCTTGGAGGAGACCGCACGACGATTCTTCGGAAAGAGTCGGGCACGAATCGCCTTCAAGATCTCACGTTCCTCAAGGGTTTCCACCGAGAAAGTGAATCCCTGGGAGTTCGTCGGCTGGTAAAGCTCAATGCGATACCAAACGTTGATGAACCCTTGGGTCACAGCTCCGATGGAGGAGGCAGAGGGAAAACCGTACAGCGTTCCTTGAATCGTCTGTCGGGAGGTCGCCGTGTTTGACTGATCCGCAAGCGTCCAGAATGTTTCCGTACCATCGTAATGATAGTGAAGAAACATCCGGTCCGCACGGAAAGGTGCAACAACGGAAGGGACCAACTGACGACAAGTCGAAAACGTCGTCGGGTTTCCAGCTCCTGGCGCGCCGTCCATGGCGTACCCGAGTGCGAAGGAACCAGCTTGACTCGTTGCAACGTTGGAGACGTACTCCCACATGATGTCCGTAAATACGTACTTCTCGTGGAGGTTCGCCTGCGCTGCAAGAGGACCATTCAACAGGTCTGGGCTGATCCCAATCACATTCGCCGAATTCTGAGTGGCGAGAGTGTTGGCAGTGAACAGATTGTTTGTCGACCCATCCGTCGCGACATCTTGAAACGGCTGACAACCACAAAGGACAACTCCGTCCCCCTCACGGGGATGACGTACTTTGCCCTCCATCCGCAACCAAGTCGAGTTCCCGACAGTGTTCTTGAAAGCGGCAGGCATGTTCCCAACATTGGAAACACACACTGACGAATCACCGACAATGTCTCGGGTACTCTTCCGAGTTCCGAACCGTGTGTCAATCGCACGAGCTGCCTTTCCAGCCTTGCTGCGCTTTCGGGCGCGCCGGGATGGTTTGGCGGGAGTCTGGGACTTCTTTTGGGCTGCAGCGAGAGCCGAAGTCATAAGCTTCATCGCTTGAGTGGTCATTTTGGATGTCATCTGGGCCCCTTCCCATCCACAGGAAGGACTGTTCATCCAACTCAACAACCAATATTCTGAAATTCCGTATACCCTCGTAAATCCGCATTCATCACCTAATGTGTGAACCTTCAATACGAGTCACTCCGCCAAAATCAGAATACCGCTTGTCTATCCGTGCAGTCTCTTGGCACTACGCCTTCCGCTGAAATCTTTAGCATGGATTTCAGAGTCAGCTTGGCTTGGACAATTTTCACTTTGAAAGCTACTACAGAACGGTTGCCCGCTCAAACCAATTTGGATAGTTTACAGAGTTGAACCCCATGAGGAGAGTTCAGTATTTCCACAAATACCGACTCGAACCAAGGATCTTGTACCGACCGGGACGCGCAGAGCGTATCTCGGGAAGTGGTTTTGTTCTTCGATACGAATACCGATTCACTCCACCGACAGAAGGAACTTTTGGAAACAAAGGTACCGGATGCAGAGAAAATACTTTCTTCGCATTCATCGGCTTTACAGCAGAAAATCTGTCAAGATCAATCCGTTTCGCCTCTTTCGAAGCAACCGAATCGAACTCACTCAAAGATCCCACCATCCGTTTGTACTCCTCACCACTTTCTTGAGCTCTTTCGTTGAAGAACTCCAACACATTCGCAGATGTATTCAATCTGACCTTCGGAAGTCTTTTTAGGACTTTCTTCAAGACTCCGTGTTCACGGATGCCCGAAGCAACCAGGTACGGATTCAGAACACCTTCCGCCATCAAACTTGCCAACTGCCTCTCACGAGGTGAGGCTCTAAGTGGACCAATGCAATGCATTGGATCAACACCTAGACCTCCCAAATAAGAGCTGATGTACAGGTTTGGAAGCATTTGGTGCTCCTTTCCGTTCTTCATGAATACAAATGGGAAACCTGACCGATTCCTCCGAATGTCCGCTTGGAACATTCTGGCCTCAGGACAAGTCTCAACCATCTTTGCGATGGCCGCACCGACCTCCAAAGGAGTCTGGCTCGCTTCGCCGGATTTGAGAGAATAATTCAATATGAGTTTCTGGTTCAGATACCCAAGTTGAATATTCTTTGCTCCAGAGAAATCTCTCTGATGTTCATTGTACATGACAAACATGACATTGTTCACCATTGCGAATCTCTCTGACGCATAGGATTTTCCAACCGAAAGTTGCAAACCAACCTCCGATGTTGTCTCCTCCCAAATTCGACAAAAGCTTTTCGGACACGGAAAGAGGATGTCATCCCCATTGATCTTCGTCATCGAAAGAATCTTCTTCCGATCCTCGACAGAGATCACCCGTGCTTCGATACCACGTCGAAGTGCGCCCATCAATGCCGCAAGATTAATGCAGCAAAGAATGGGAAAAGAAAGTGGATGGCCCATGAGCTGACCATTCCTCTGCCAAATCAACCTTGGCAAATCCTCCGCCTCTGGAGACCACTTTTCGCAGTCCTTTCGGCTGTACTGGATTTCTCCACCTTCGAGACCTGAAACAAAACTGATCGGAAGATTATATCTCCTTTCAATTTCGCACCAGGCCGCCCAGGTTGAGTTCCAATTCAACTGATCGGTAGCTGCTTTGTAGTCGCCACTGTTCCAGACCCATCCGACTGGAGCATACCACCCACGCACCTCATCCTCCCAGCCACTCCGCATAGTGGAGTACCGAGTTTGCGCCCAATTCTTCA